GGAAAACTGGCGCTCCCCAGTCAGAGGATTCACCATCGTCTTCGAACATACACACCATACCCAGCCCAGAGATGCAAGCTGGAGCTTCGTCATTGGCGTAGGCTTTAAGGTGGTTTTCATATGAGTTTCAACACTATAGCACACACAGAAAGACCCCAGATGCGAGGCTGGGGTCAGTCTGAGCTTTGGAGGCGATGTTCGTATGGAGCGCCAGTTCACACGCGAACAATTACATCTTGACATATCGGACGCGCTATTGCAAGATGAAGTTGCCAGTTTCACCATATGCGGACATTCTCCCGACAATTCGGCTTGAACTCCCCAAAGACTTCGTGTGAACTGGCATCTTGCGAGAAATCGTAGGCGGCAGGAACCAGTCCGTCTCAAGGTAACTTGAGAGCGGGAGCGTGACGGAACACTCGAGAGTTTCGAGATAGAGTTGCCCTTCCGTGGGAACTGAGCCACAGACCGAAGTAGTTCTGACCAATCCCCTAAACTGGGATCAACAGCCCCACGGCTGCCCAGCAAGCGATGAGCCTCAGGGGTCAAACAGAGTGGTGGCACCCCGGCGCCTCAAGCCAGCCTGCGGCTCCTTATGCCGAATCTGTCTCGAGGGCGTGGATTTGCCCAGAACTTGGGTTAACCACACCTCCGCCTCCTGCTCACCATATCCGAATCACCATAAAACAGTACTTAACGCTTTTGTCTTTAGCACTTTATAGGAGATCGAGTGACTAAAAAACAAGCCAATGCCCTATCACCCGATCCGTCCAAGTCCCATAAGGAATAGTGGATAGAAGAGGTGCGCCAATGAAGAAGAGTCGGTTCGGAACGGGTAACGAAGTCCTAGACAATGCTCTCTATGAGGAAAAGACGCTTACCGCTCGGTGGTACTTTGCAATGAGTGGGCAGCAGCCGTGGCTCCCCGGCGAGAAAGAACAGAACGCCATGAAAACAGAACAGGTATCCAAGTTGATCCGTGAGGAATTCGCCAAGCAGGCGGTCGATTGGTTCGAGAAACTCCCTGATTCCGTCTAAGTACGAAGTGCAAGTACGCTTATGAAAGGAAAAACGAGATGGCTAAGGTAACGATTGTGATGGAGGATTCTGAGGTTGACGGCAAGCCATCCATGGAAATCAGTGGAGACTTCGATCAGCCGGGAAAGTCCTATGATGAGATGGTGGCTGACCCAACTCGCGCCGTTGCCTCAGGGTTGATGCTTATGTCGATCCTCTGCGAACAAGCGGCATCGTTCAAAGGGTATATGCGGGATGAGTTCGGGAACCAGAAGGTGTATGACAGCACTGATTCTGTCTAGTTCCATAGAAAATAGTGGACAATTCTGTTACCCTGATAATTATGTAGGGGGAATGGTATGAGCGAACACGAGCCAAAGGGAATTTATATCTACCAGCCATTTGGGATTCAGAACAAGCCGCAATGGGAATCTGGACGAATCTACGGAGTTGGGGGATTGCCGATGGGAACAATCATCGAAGGACTCACCAAACCGGAAGCGGAGTCCATGCTCTGTGCATGGCGTGAATTGCAATGCGGAACTCCCCTTGAACTTCAAGTAGCCATGCGCGATGCAACGCTACACATGGCCGTTGCAAGATTGGGAGGGGTGGTGGAAGGGAATCCAACAGGACGCCATAACTTCCTCCAGAGAATAGACGAATTGGTAGAGAAGGAACAGGGACTAAATTGATCGACGATCCCACCCGTATCCGCGTAATCAAGGCCATCCTCCACATGGACTCCAAGGCCTTCGCTACAGCCATAGGCGTAGCTCAGAACACAGTGACAGGCTGGGAGTCGGGTCGGTCGGTTCCAAACGCAGCTAGCAGGCAGGTCATATCGCACCTGTGCCACATGCGCGGGATTGAGTTTCGGGCGGACGGGATGCCTGTACCCAAGGTAGGATAACTGGATGGCACGCAAGGCCGCTACCGCTCCTATCCCCGACCTCCTCGAAGGCTACGACCCAAAAGACCCCCAGAGCCTTGAGAAGGTTGAGGACAAGGTTCGGACGTACCTGAAACTCTTCTACCTGAAGATGAACCGGGCGCAGATACCCTTCATACGAACCAAGAACAAGCGTGGCCGTACTCCGCGCACCCGCCTATTCGAAAGTGGAAATCAGGTCGGCAAAACTTCAATAGGAGTGGCTGAGGATATTGCTCACGCTATGGGATTCAGGCCGTGGCTAAAACCCGACGACCCCGACTACAAGATCAACGTGCGCGTCCCAAACAACGGCATCGTGGGTTGCGAAGTTGCGGGGCAGACTTTGGCGCAGAGGATCGAGCCGGAGTTCATGTCGCTCATCCCTGAGTATTGCGGCATCACGACCTCGCGCTACTCGGACGGGTCGATCAAGAGCATCACCCTCGCCAACGACTTTAACGGTAAGCCCTGCGGGTCAACCATCCACTTCCGCTCCTACGTCCAGCCAGCGGAGAGCTACGAAGGCACCGTGCTCGACTGGATCCACTTCGACGAGCCGCCGCCGCAAGCCATCCTGACAGCCGCGACACGCGGACTGATGAGCACCAACGGGCCAAGCTGGTACACCATGACGCCGTTGAAAGAGGCGTACATCTACGACCTCTTGAGTTTGCACGGATTCAACAACGGCGGTGAGGATCAGGAGATTGCTGTGTTCCGCGGATCGACGTGGGACAACTGCCAGGACTGGTGCCGCCAGTGCGATGTGACGATCCCAGAGAACGACCCGGAGAGATTGAAGGCTGGCGAAGTACGCCCGGTGGACAACTGCCCGAAGTGTGGTCAGGTGATGGGATTCCTGCCCCGCGCCGGCATCGACAACTACATGAAGAAGATCACTGACCCTGACGAGCGCGAGGCCCGCGAAGAGGGGAAGTGGAAACATCTTTCAGGGTTGGTTTACAAGGAGCTTGACCGTGAGAAGCACATCTACGACGATTTCAAAATCCCCGCCGATTGGATGCGAATTGAATCTGTAGATCCTGCCGACTCGAAGCCTACACGGTGGATATTTGGAGCGGTCAGCCCGGAAGATATTATCGTCGATGGCAAGACGGCCAATAGAGTGTATTTCTATACCTATCTGATGGCGAATGGAAGCATCAATGACATAGCTCATGCCGTCAAAGTGAAGCGTGCGGAGCATAACTACAAAGAACCGGAGATGGTGATTCTAGACGCCAAGTTCGGTTCTAGAACAACCAAGACACAAGAGGGCGAGACTTCGTGGGAAGAGAAACTGAACGACGCGGGGATCAAGAAGATCATTCTCAGTCACTCCGCTCCGGGAGATGTTTCTCTAGGACATAAGGCCGTGAAGGAGTACCTGAAGCCGCACTACTCGGTCGTAAAGGGTAGAGAGTTCCCCGGAATGATGTTCGCCCGTAACGGGTGCAAAGGCGACAAGGGGCCAACGCAGAGTATTTTTAATTATCAATGGCAAGACGGAAAAGACAAACCTGAAGAGGACTATAAGGACTTCCCTGATTGCATAAGATACGTTGCGCTGGAACAGCCCGTTTACAGGGTTCCTGTACCTGAGATAGATCAGGAGTACGCCCGCGAATTGCTGGATCGACAAAATATGCGCCGTGATTCTGGCTCGGTGCTGTACTCTGGGTTGAGCATGAGGTCGTGACGTGGCACCTATCATCCCTTTCATACCGTTGATCGCAGCCGGGGTCGGAGCCGCCGCAACCGGAGTCGCTATCGCAGAGATGCCCAGCGCACCCGCCGCGCCGTCTGCCAGCACCACAGCACAGCAGCAGGCCGAAGCAGCCAGCGCAGCATCCACGGCACAGGCCGAGGCTCTGATGAAGCGTCGTGGGCTCGCGGCAACCCAACTGACCAGCCCGTTAGGCACGCAGGGAGCAGCAACCATCGGGAAGGGCACACTCGGATGATTCCAATGCTCGCTTCATCCCGTCAATTCGGCTCAGTGAACGCTTACACGGAATCGAAACTCGGCAAGCGTTCGGACGAGCAGAAGGCGCAGGACTGTGAGAAATACCTTGAGGTGCTGGCCCAACAGAGACTCTTCTGGGAGCCGATGCTGGACAACATCATCCAGTTTGTAAATCCGGGACGCCGCTACATCCAAGACCGAGACTTGCAGGACGGCCAGCAGACCGGGCAGGAGATTTACGACGACGCCGCACCGCTCGCCCGCAACAAACTAGTCGATGGGATGACAGGCAACATCTTCCCGCGTGAGCAGGAGTGGTTCGGGCTGGAGCTTCCGGGCAGGCTGAACTTCCCTCGGACTTCAGGGATGCGGGCGTGGAACGGGCAACGCCTGGACTCCTACCCTCAAGTGCAGAAGTGGTTGCAGGACTGTAAAGAGGTGATGTACTCGGCGTTCAACCGCTCCAACTTCTACGACAAGGCACCTGAATTTATCTCTGACGGAGCAACCTGCGGAACCTCATATTTCCTCGTCGAAGAGGACATCAAGAACGCCCGCGCTGTGTTCACCGTGCCTCACTTCCGCGAGTGCTACATCGCAGAGAACGAGTTTGGGCAGGTGGACACCAACTACCGTGTCTACAAAATGACTCTGCGGCAGATGGTGGAGAAATTCGGCTTGGAAGAGATGGTCAAAGCCGATAACAACTTCAAGAAAGATTACGAGCGCAACATGTACGCCGAGCGCGACATCTGCCACGCCATCTACCCCCGTGCCGACTACCAGCCGGGTCGGATCGATGCGAAGGGCAAGGAGTGGGAGTCGGTGTGGCTCTACCGCAAGGGTGGCAAGATTCTCGGTGTGGATGGCAAGCCCAACACTGCTACAGGCGGTGGGCCTAAAGTCTCTCTGGTGCAAGAGGGTGGATACGACTCCATGCCTATCTTCACGTGGCGGTGGAGAAAGAACTCTGACGAGGTGTACGGACGCGGCCCAGGGCACGACGCGTTCATCGCCATCGCTCTGGCAAACCAGATGGGCCTTACCAATTTGAAGGTGGGCCAGCAGGCAGCGGAGCCGCCTCTGGTTGCGTACGCCGACCAGCGCGGAGCAATTCAGCGCGGAGCAAATGGGATCACGTACCTAGAGAGTAACCGGGGCGACATTCGCCTTCGGATGCCTCAGCAGTTGACTACCGGAGTGCAGAATTTGCCCTTCACGGTCGAGTATCAAGACCGCCGCGCCGCGATCATCAACGAGTATTTCTACACCGACGTTTTCCAGAAGATGAGCCAACTCGCCGCCCAAGGCAAGAGCGAGCGTATGGTGCAGGAGCAGGTGCAGGAGATTCAAGGCGAGAAAGCTGCGGTGCTAGGGACTCGCGTAGGCAATCTTCAGACTGAGGCTTTAAACCCGATCATGGATCGCATGTACCGGATCGAAGCCGCCGCTGGCAGAATCCCAACCCCGCCGGACATCCTGCTTCAATCGTCGCACTCAAAGGTGGAGATTCAGTATCTCGGCCCGTTGGCACAGGCGCAGACCCGGCTGACGAAGGTTCGAGGAATGACTTCGTTCCTCGGCCTGACTACCCAGTTGTCGCAGATCGACCCCAGCATCCCGCACGCGATCAACAGCCGCTACATGCTCAAGGAGTTCGCGGAGTCGGTCAACGTCCCAGTGGACTGCCTGTACGACGACAAGACCTACGCAGGCATCATGCAGAGCCTTCAGGCGCAGGCCAAGCAGGAGCAGACGGCGGAGAACATTCCGAAGCTGGCAGGGGCGGCGGCGAAACTGGCAAAGGCTCCCGAAGCCGGGTCAATTCTGCAAAACCTGATGGGTGGAGGCGACAATGCAGGAGCCGCGTGACGCCGCGAAGGAAATGCAGCAACGGTACCGCAACGTCTTTGGAACCGATGAGGGCCGCAGAGTTCTAGGGGATATTTTGACTCTAGGACATTTCGGTATGAACATAGACCCGAATGACCCTATACTCGTGACGGAAAAGAATTTCGCTGAGACGATTGCCCGAACAGCGGGGGCCTTCGATAGCATCTATTTGGAACTAGCAATTAAAGGAGAATGACAAATGGCAGGCACACCTCCCGATTACGACAATGTACGGTGGCCCGGAGCAGACGGGCTGAGAGTTCCACAGGAGATGGCCCCAGCCACGCTTGCCATCACTAAGGAAGTGGACATCAACATTGGAACGCAGGGTTCGTCTAATGTGGTCAACCTGAATGCCAATCAACTTCGGGCGACGTACTACTACCTGACCAACGCCTCCGGCGCGGCAACGATCAACTTCCCGGTAGTTCTGCCGGGGGTGGTCTTTACTGTGTCTAATCAGTCAGGGCAGACCGTGACGCTTCTGGTCAAGGGAAAGACCGGGGTAGCGGTGGCTTCCACCAAGCACGCAATTCTGGCGATGGACACCACCGCTGGAGACATCGTGCGCGTGACGGCGGACACCTAGGATGCAGGTACGTGTCGCGCTCGCACCCCGGATGCAGCCGTTCGACGAATCTATGGACTCCCTCACTGTCGCCGCGCAGTACGCGGTGTCTCAGGGGTTTGGAGTCAAGATCACCAAGGTTCGTCGCGGCTGTCCGGGGTTCATCAACTACGGCCCCATCATGGCGCAGTGCGTAACTGAGGACGACACACACCTGTTCGTCGCAGCTGACGATGTGATCTTCCCGCACGATGCGATTGTCCGTCTGGTCAATGACGACAAGGACATCGTGAACGGAATCTACCGCAAGAACACCGTCTACCAACTCACCCCGGCCAACTACTCGGAGACGTGGGAAGGGTTCGCAGAGAAGTTCAAGGCGGGCGGTCTGCACGAGACGCAGTTCTGTGCCGCCCACAGCCTCACCATCAAAGTAGACGTGTTCAGGAAGATGATGGCCGACTACCCAGAGCTTGCGTACAAGGTGGGTGACGAGACGCAATACGCGCTGTTTATGCCGATGATCCACGAGGGTATCTGCCATCAGGACGACTGGGCGTTTTCGATCCGGGCCCGCCAGTCCGGATTCACCCTGTGGGACGACTACTCGTGCAAGCTGAAGCATTTCTGCTATGACTTTTTGGGCTTCGAGGGACTTGAGCCAAAAGAAGGCGCTTGACTCGAAACAGAATCAGTTGTTTACTTTGAAACGAAAGGAATCAATGCCCGAAGAAGGTCAACAGCAACAACAGACAACACCACCGGGATGGATAGCGGGTCTTCCTGACACGCTCAAAGCGAACGAAACCTTCACGAAATTCAAGACGGTCGGAGACTTTGCCAACGACTATCTCGCGGTTTCGACGAAGGCGACTGAGCTTGAGCAAAAGGTAAGCAACTCGATTCCCAAACTGACGGAGACTGCTACTGATGCCGACCGCGCCGCTTTCTACGACGCACTAGGCCGACCGAAGGACGCCAAAGAATACGAGTTTGACGGAGAAGACAAGAACGCTCCCGAGTGGACAGCCCATTGGAAGCAGGTATCTCACGAGCTTGGTCTGACGAAGGCACAGGCGAAGAATCTGAGTGTGAAGTTCAACGCCCAGATGACCCAGATGGTCGAGGCGCACAACGCCAAGATCGCGGGAGAGATTACCGCTGCGACCGAGAAGTTGAAAAGCGAGTGGGGCAACAAGTTCGATACCAACGTGGAACTGGCGAAACGTGTTTACCAGAAGCACATCGGAACTGAATTTGATAAGGACTTCGACGCGGGGACGGGTACTACCCGGCTCCAGACGATGCGCCTCATCATGAAGTTCGCTGCGCTGACTGGCGAAGACCGATCACCGCAGGGCGGGAACACGATCTCCAGCGCTGGTGCTGGCAATCCATTCCCGAACAGCAAGATGCAGCCTGCCCGCACCTAAAGGAGTTCCATCATGGCCGACGTATCGCAACTTGGTTACTCGACATTCATCGACGTAGTGAATAACTACTCGTCCACAGACGCCAATGCGTCTCTGGTGACTGCTGCGCGGGTACTCGACCGCCAGTGCCCACTGCTTTCCATCCTGCCGATGCAGGCATCGAACAACATCCTGTCGAACGTCGCCGTGCGGAACGACTCGCTCCCCGTCCCCGGCACCCGCCGCTTCAATGAGGGCGTTTCGACCACCGCCGCGCACAACACGCAGATCACCGACCCGATGGCGATGTGGGAGGACTACTCCGACACCGACAAGGAACTCTGCAACATCCAGAACGACCCCACCGCGTGGCGCATGGATCAGGATGCAAGCCACATGGAAGGCTTCCGGCAGTTGATGGAGTCCACCCTGATTTACGGCTCGCTGGCCTACGATCCCGGCAGTTTCAACGGCTTGGCGACTCGGTTCAACAACCTCGAATCCTACCCGAACGGTGACCAGTCGTGGGTTCCGAACGTCTGGAACGCTGGGCAGACGACAGGAAACTCGACCTCCATCTGGGCGATTGAGTTTGGCCCGAAGAAGGTCACTGGACTCTACCCGGCCAACACTGCCGGCGGTCTGATGGTCACTGATCTGGGTGAGCGGACGAAGGAGTATTACACCGCCCTCTCGAACCAGGGAGCCTCGAAGAAGTTGCAGGTGTACTCGACCCATCTGAAGTGGTGGATGGGGATTCAGGTTGAGGACGAGCGTTGCGTTCAGCGTATCGCCAACATCAACCCGACCGGCTTCTCCGGGCCGAACGGGTTCGACGAGAACTTGCTGATTGAGGCTCTGACCTACCTACCCGGTGGCGGCGACGATCCTTCGACCGTCATTGTTGTCAACCGCGGCATGAAGGCGCAGATCGACATTCGCGCCGTCTCGCAGAAGATCAACGGTTACTACACGCAGAACGTGGAGACCGGCGACATCTGGGGCAAGCGCGTAACGCGCTTCCAGGGCATCCCGATTCTCATGGACGAGAAGATTCTCAACACCGAAACGATTGTGAGCTAAGGAGCCTACCATGCCAATGACTGACGCACTAGCTTATCTTCACGGCACTGGGACTGCTACAGGGTCGCTCACCTCCACCGCCAACGTCGCCGGATCTGGTTCGCAGGCTGGAACCATCCTGACGATCACAACCGTCACCTCCGGCCAGTTCGGCGTAGGGCAGTACATCTCCGGAACCGGGCTTCCGGCTGGGGAGTACATTACCGCGAATGGATCTGGCAGCGGCACCGCTGGAACCTACACGGTCAGCCAAACCTCCACCACCGCCGCCGCATTTACCACGGTGACGGCGACTCCGAACACGCTGGGCGATGCGATTGGCACCGCTAGCGGGTACTCGAATCTGGAGATCGACTTCGGCGCACCCAACACCGGCGGAGCGTTCCCCAGCATCGTGCAGTTCCCGTCGCTGACGGAGAAGGGCTACACCTTCCCTCCCGAAGTCGTTGGGCAGGGCGGCGTGGAGATGGGCCTTCACGTCATCATCACCGGAGCCGTCAACAACGTGACCAGCATCAGCTTCCAGGCTGTGACCTCGGCAACAACCAATGCCCTGTTCAACGCTGGCAACAACCCAATCGCAACCCGCACCCTGACGCTGGCGCAACTGCAAGTCGTTGGGGCGCACTACTGGATCGGGGTTCCGCAGTCGGCGGTTCTGGAGTTCCTGCGCTGCTACATGGCGCTGACCGGAACGGCGGCAACCTCCGGCACTGCTATCATCTGGTACGGCCCACGTACGGGCGGAGAGCAATAGATGAAAGTAACTGCAAAGTGCATCATGGACGCGTTCGACTCCCCATCTTGTCAACACTTCAAGATGGGGAGTACGTACGAAATCGACCGCGACGGGCCTCTCGCCCAACTCAAAACATCGGGTGGAAAGCTCGGCAAGTACGTGTTCGACTTCGACCGCAACGGCACTAAAACCAATGATGGTGTCGATGTGGTGAAGGACTACTCCTGCAAGAAAGATGGCTGCGGGGCGAAGTTCAAGACGCTCAACGCGCTCGGCACACACACCAAGTCCGCGCACAAGGACGATCCCAACCCGCTGGCCGAGCCGGATGTGGAAGTGGAGATTATCAAGCCCAGCACGTGCAAGCAGTGCGACCCACCACAAGTCTTCAACTCTCGCGGTGAGATGATGAAACACAAGGGCGAAGTCCACGGCGCATCATTCTTCAAGAAACTCGATAAGGCTGCGGTCGAACAGGCCGCCTAAAGGCGGTGTTGGGTGGCGCGAGTTCGAGACAAAGAGAAAGCCAACGCATACGCAAAGGCGTGGCGACTCGCCAACTACGAAAAAGCCAAAGCTAAAGACGCTGCACGCGATAAACAGAAGTTACGAGAGGCCGCAAGGGCCTATTACCACGATCACCCCGAAAAGAGAAAAACTCCCGCAGAGACCACTGCTGCTACCCGAAAGTGGTATTACGCCAACCTTGAACACGCCAGAACTAAGGCGCGAGAGCAAGCGCGGAAACGTAGAACGACCCCCGAAGGAAGAGAGCGAAACAGGCTAGCAGGAGTCAAGAACAGGGCTGCGCTACGCGAGATAGTTTACTCGCGATACAGCAATGGAACGATGGCTTGCGTCATCTGCGGAGAAGCGCGAGGCGACTGCCTCTCTATAGACCACATCGGAGGCGGAGGAAACAAGCACCGAACCGAGCATAATCTAAAGGGAGGATACGTTCTTCAGCAGTGGCTAAAGAAAAACGGATTCCCAGACGGGTATCGTATTCTGTGCATGAACTGTCAGTTCATCGACAAAAATGAGAGGATGCGAGAGGTCGCAAGAAAGCGGAGAGAATCCAATGTCGTCCTATAGTCAAAGTTCGATTAGCAACCTTGCTTTGGGGCGCATTGGTGCTCGGGGCCAGATTGTTGATATAAACGAGAACAGCCCGAACGCCGTCAAGGTGCTGAACGTCTGGGACGCTGTGTTCGCTGAGGTTTTATCTGAGCGCGACTGGAAATTTGCCAAGACGCGCGTTCAACTTCAACTCTCTCCTGTCACCCCGCTCTACACCTTCCGCTACGCATGGGCCTTACCGCAAGACTTCCTACGCTTCGTCCGCCCACGCAAGCGGCAGATCGACCGCAACTGGGTGTGGATGTACGGGCCTGAGGGGACGGGCTGGTACCACCGCGACGACCCTCCATTCTGGGCAGACGGGCAGGACTACAAGGTAGAGACGCTGACGGCTGGATGGTCTATTGTGCCCCCTGCTGCCCCTGTGCCGTATCCGGCCCCATTTCCGACTGGCAAGTACGCCCTGACCAACTACGGAGGCTGGCGCGGCCCTGCTGCGATCACGTACATCCAACTCATCACCGACTACACCCAACTCATGCCGGGGTTCGTGAACTGCCTTGCGAACAGGCTGGCGATGGAACTGGCTATTGCC